GATTTTATAGAGAAAGTTATTTTAAAATTAATCGGTTTTAAATAGTGTATTGTATCTTGTGGATGCGTAACGATAATTGGGAGTTGTTCACTAATGAGATATGGGACACAGAAAAAGAAGCCACACAATATGCTAACAGGGGAAACTTTAAGAAAACTAGAACTTAACGGCTTCATAAACTTATATGGAGTTGATAATAGCAAGAGTATGTTAGATTATTGTCACACTAAAGCCACGCTCTACCATAGTAATATATTGCCAGAAAGACAATACAAGGCAATAATTATGAACTGGACATTACACTTTATAAAACAAAAATCTGAATATTTAGAACATTGTTCTAAAAATTTACAGGAAGATGGCTTTATAATTTTAAGTGATAAGACAAACAAGGATAGTTTTTTGATAGAAAGATATCATGATTTCAAAAGAGACTGTGGTGTGAGTGAAGAAGAAATTATTGGCAAACAACAGGCCGTTGAAGATATGATGTATATAGATGATATAAATTGGTATTTTGATCAGGGCAAGAAGTTGGGTTTTAATGTAGATATAATAGATGCAGATTTTTGTTTCACAACCTTTTTGTATAGAAAGACAATACATGAATAATTTAATATTTTGGTCTGGTGATTTTTCTACAAAAGTGAAAGAATGGATAGATGAAAAACACCCACTTTTTCTACAAGAGTGGCAACAATCCATAGAAGAAGAAGAGAAGTATACGATAAGAAGTGGCCATAAACCATTTAATCATGGCACATTAATAGACCGTGCTGGTGAGGATCATTTTACTTTTTACTCAAAGACTTGTGTTGATTGGATTCCTTTTCAAGAATATCCCAAAACAGAATTTTCAGATTGTATGTTTGAGACTGCACAGTTGATAGCAAACAAAGGAAAGACCATAGACTTTTTCTGGTCTGGTGGTTTAGATAGTACAGCAGCCTTACTTGCATTTGATGAGATAGGTGTACAAAAACAACTACGTGTTATCATGGGCGGCCGCATGGAGTCGCCTGAGTTGTTTGAAAAAATAGTGAAAGGTAGAATGGAGTATGTTTGGGATGAAACAAGTACGCAATCTGTGGTGTATGGACTGGCTAGACCAGATGTACATGTGTTATGCTCTCTAGGAGAATGTGATCCCATGTTCGGGTGCAAGTCAAACTTTGCTGGTCGAGGAGTTGGAGTAACAGACCAATTTGATTGTTGGGAAACTAAACGAAGATATTATAGTTCTCATAACACTTGGCGATACGTTACAAACTTTAGTGGAGATTGGGTTGATCCTGATAACTATATGCCATTCGTTATGCAACCACCCATAGAAAAGTGGTTATGTAATCATGTAGCTGCAGGCGATATGGTATATTATGACCTTACACATGATGGTTGGGGAGATTGGTATGCAACAGGTGAGGCGTATGGCGCACCTAGTCAAAAATACTACAAAAAGTGTAAGATGATGATAAGGGACTTTATCTATCAAATAACTGGTGACAGAGACTTAGCATATGAACAGCCAAAGGTTGCAAGTGGATTAAGATTGATGAGTGGAGAGCCGTTGAGGGTTATTGCTATCACTGAAGAAGGAAAGATGGTGACTCATGAAAATTTTGATGAATTTGATTGGTCAACATACATTGTCGGTCTTTAATTCACCATAATTATATATACAACTAAATTAACTCAATTAGATCATTATCTAACTTGATCCAACAATTCGAACATAAAATTTGAGATTGGCCTATAAGATGAAAGATTTCTTGTCTACTATCTTCGTTTGTACCAACTCTTTTCGTTATTTTTCGAATATCTGAGTCGTGAGGGTAAAACTTTAGACAAACAGTTTCACTTTCACCGCAATGAACACAAGATTTGTCGTTGAGCCACTCGTTAAGTAACACAATTCTCTTACGATAATTGCGTCTGGCCACCTTCTTTATAGTGTCTTTATACTTTTCGTAATGTGCATTTCCCATGTTTTTATTTATATGTTATAAGGCATCTAAAAATGGAAGTTAAGAAGGTAAAAATTATAAATATTCTAGAACAATAACTCTTTAGCTAAAGGGAGTAAGGAAATGGGATTTTTAGTTTCTCCTGGCGTACAGGTAAAAGAAATTGATCTTACTAATGTTGTTCCTGCTGTTGCAACGTCTATCGGCGCTATGGCAGGGCCATTTCAAAAAGGGCCCGTGTCCGAAGTTACTACAATAGGTTCTGAAGAAGACCTCTTGCGTATTTTCGGTAAGCCTAACAACTCTAACTATGAGTGGTGGTTTACTGCTGCGAACTTTTTGCAGTATACAAACTCTCTTAGAATTGTAAGGGCTGAATCGGGTGTTTTGAACGCATGTTCCGAAACAGGACTTCTTATCCGTAGTTTAGAACACTACGAAGGAAGTTTTGAGGACGGGCAGGGAAGTGTCGGGCCATGGGCCGCACGAACTGCTGGTTCTTGGGGTAATGCGCTAGAAGTATCAATTTGTGCAACTGCTACCGCCTACGAACAAAATATTACTGGTGCAAACCAAGTAAATGGTGCGGCTTCAAGCGGCGCCACAACAGTTACGGTTGACGATGTTGACCTTGCTGATAACGGTATTAATGTCGGTGACATTGTTTCGTTCTTTACAGACAGTGGTTTTGGTACATTTGCAACAAACCATGTCGGTATTGAATACGAAGTCACAGCGAGAGACACCGCAAACAACACAATTACTATTCGTAAGTTAGACGATCCGAATAGTGGTGGACTAAACGGTGATTTGGCGACTGACTCTTACATTCGCAGACGTTGGAAGTATTACGATCTATTTGAAAGTGGCCCTGGCACAACTGCTTGGTCAACTGAAAATGGTAAGGGTACTGCTGACGAAATGCATATCGTTGTTGCAGACACCACTGGTGAAATCACTGGTTTTGCAAATAGTGTTGCAAGTCAACGAACTCTTGCTGTCATTGAGACATATGAAAGACTTTCGAAGAACCCAAATGCAAAGACTGCTCAAGGTTCTACAAACTATTACAGAAACGTAGTCAATATTCAGTCTGGTTTCATCTACTGGATGGATCATCTTGGCGCTGGAACAAACTGGGGCACAGACCTAGTTGCTTCTAACAAGATCGATTTGAACGGTACTGACTCCACTGGTTCAAACGAAGGCGACAGCATCATCTTAGATGGCACTGATGGTTCTTCTAGTAACGCTGGTAGTTACATCGTACAGGACGGGCCTTCTTCTGGTGGTTCTTATACTGCCGTTGATGCTCCTACATACGATGGCCTTACTGGTGGTACAGATGATTATTCCGTTTCACACGGTGAACTAGAACTTGCATATGATAAGTTTTCTGATACAGAATCTTTGGATATCAACCTTGTTCTTGGTGGGCCAAGTTCTGGTGTATCTGACACCTCTGGTGTAAGTGGTGACGCTTTTGATACACACGGCACTATGTTGACCGATTTGGTTGAACTTCGTAAAGACTGTGTTGCATTTATTTCGCCTGCAAGGTCAGACGTTGTTAACGTAACTGATCCAGTTGTTGCGGTTGAAAATGTAAAGAAAGCTTTCGACACATTACCTTCATCGTCTTATGTGGTATACGATAGTGGTTACAAGTATATGTACGATAAGTACAATGACTTATATCGTTACGTGCCTCTAAACGGTGATACAGCTGGTCTTTGTGCCAATACAGATCAGGTTGCTGATCCTTGGTTCTCGCCTGCTGGTTATAATCGTGGTAACGTGCGAGGTGCAATTAAATTGGCGTTTAATCCTAATCAGGCACAACGAGACATTCTCTATCGTGCAAGGATTAACCCTGTAGTTAACTTTCCTGGCCAAGGCGTGGTTCTCTTTGGAGATAAAACTGCTCTTGCCAAACCTAGTGCATTTGATCGTATTAACGTGCGTAGATTGTTCTTGGTTCTTGAGAAAGCAATCGCTACGGCTGCTAAGTTCCAACTCTTTGAGTTCAACGATGAATTCACAAGGGCGCAGTTCCGTAACTTGGTTGAGCCTTTCTTGAGGGATGTTCAAGGTCGCCGAGGTATCTTTGACTTTAAGGTGGTCGCAGATAGCACAAACAATACAGGCGAAGTCATTGACCGAAACGAGTTTATTGGTGACATTTACATCAAGCCTGCTCGGTCTATCAACTTCATTACCCTAAACTTTATAGCGGTTCGCACAGGCGTATCGTTTAGCGAGGTAGGAGGTTAATCATGGCAATGATCGATGATTTCAAAGCAAACTTAATCGGTGGTGGCGCTCGTGCTAACCAATTTCGGGTTACTATTACGCCTCCGCCTGGTATTGCAATCGGACTAGATGTTCGAAGAGCTTCATTCTTGACTAGGGGTTCTAACTTGCCAGCACAAACTCTGGGTGAAATTGCTATTCCATTCAGAGGTAGAAGTATCTACATTGCTGGTGACAGGCCAGAACCAGAAACTTGGTCTACTACATTCATGAACGATACGGACTTTATGATCCGTAACGCCATGGAACGGTGGATGAATGGTATCAATGATTTGGCTGATAACACTGGTGTAGTTGCACCAGCTGATTATCAGACAGATTTGACGGTTGAACAACTTGATCGTGATGATACTGTTTTGAAAAGTTATATTTTCAGAAGTGCATGGCCTACTGGTGTGACTTCTATAGAATTGACTTCAGAAGCCGCAGACGCAATTGAAGAGTTTGAGGTTACTTGGAGATATCAACACTTTGAAGCTTCAGCAGTGAACTTCTAATTACAAACCTACTAAATAGTCAGTAGTAGGAGATATTATGGCTGAACTTTTCGGATTCCGAATAGAACGATCTAAAAAGGATCAAGGGGCGGGAACATCGTTCTCGACCCCTACTCCTGATGACGGCACACAAGACGTTGCTGGTGGTGGTTTTTTCGGACAAATACTAGACGTAGATGGGCGAGAGAAAACTGAATTAGATTTAATTCGGCGCTATCGTGATATATCTACACAAGCAGAGTGTGACGCTGCTATTGAAGACATAGTAAACGAAGGCATTGTTGCAAATCAAAAGGATCAGGCCGTTGCGCTTGACCTTGACCGTTTTCCATATTCGGATAAAATCAAACGTAAAGTAAGAAAAGAATTTGATGAGGTGTTAAGACTTCTTGACTTTGAGGCCAAGGGTCATGACATTTTTAGGCGTTGGTATGTTGATGGGCGTGTGTACTATCACAAAATTATTGACGAAAAAGACACTCGCAAAGGTATTACAGAACTACGATTTGTTGATTCCACAAAAATTAAAAAAGTAAGAGAAATAGAAAAAGATAAAGACCCTAAA